CGCTGGCGCTGGGTGTTGACTGCTCGACGTGCGCCTTGGGTGTCCACTCCTCAACATCGAGCGTGTCCCACTCGCCGTACCCGTCGTCCTGTAGGTTCTCCGCTTCCTTCCACGCCAGTATCTTGGCCTGCGCCTCTGTCTCTGCCTGCACAAACAGCGAGACGTAGTTGATGTACTGAAGGTCTACTGCATAAGTTTTCATTTGATTTCTCCTAGTTCGGTTGGTAATTCAATCTCGTCACCTAACTTGCTGGCAACGTAGCACCGCATAGCGGCGATCAGGGGTGTGTCTCCCCATACTTCATCAGGCCCACTTCTATCGTGGAAGGACGCATCCTTCAGCGCCAACCATCCGTGATATTCACAAGCACGAATACAACGCTGTATGCAAACCTTCTCACGCTCAATGATCGGCCCGCCTTGCGCCCAATCGGTTGAGTATCTTCCTTTATTTGTGTAGGGGCGTTGCTCCAACCAGTCTTTGATGCCGTAGTTCTTGACGTTTTCAAGGTTGTCTACAATCCAATCAAGCGCGGCTCCTGTCAGTTCAGATGTTTTCATTTGATTTCTCCTTGCACACGCGGCCTGAGACGGCAGGCCGCTAACCGATCGGTGAGACAAGCTGTCTCACTAAAAGTTGTAGCTGATGGATATCCACACGCTGTACTCACGTTTGGTCAGGCGTTTGACAGAGGCACGTGCTGAGGCGCAGCCGCAGCAGTCGTACTCGTGGGTGCAGCCGTTATGCGATAGCGTGGAGCGCAGAGCATGGCTCAGGTCTTTGGACTTGAGCGTGGATGGGGCGACTACCCTGAACAGATACTCGCCGCCGTCGTCGTAGCCTGCGGGTGGTACGCTACGCGTGATGCCAAGCTGCTTGACCTCGCCGATGTACTGCTCCTCGTCGAGATGGCGGTAGGCATCCACGTACCTGTGCGTCAGGCGTTCGTATAGCTGTATGGTTTTCATCGTGCGCCCCTTCCTGTGCGTTGTGTGACGTAGCGGGTGTAGCGTTTCCAGTTGTACTCATCGAACGCTTCTTCTTCAGCCTGCTGGCGCAGGCGTTGGTGTTTTTCGTAGTTGGCTTGGGCTGCCAACTCGTTGCGCAAGAGGCGCAGCTTGGCGAGTTCTGTCTCGCGGATGTGGGTGTGTTTGAGCATGGTTGCTCTCCTTTTTTCGATAATGTAGCCCAAAACGGCGGGCTACAGGCCGTGGTGAGACAGTTTGTCCCACCAAAAATAGCGTAAGTGCTTGATTCATAAGGCCGAAATAAAACTGGCAGACATCAAACACATTTACCAGCGTTCTGCCAGCGCGGAGGCCCCGTGTTTATTGGGGTTGGTCGTATACCATCCAACTATCCTGTCAAAAACAACTAACACTTACTAGGACGGGTACACATTTGCGCACATAAAGTTGCCAAGTTATATGTAGGAATGTGTACACACTCTCCTTTTGAAATTGTTTTAGATATAGATAGATGGATGGTATTTCGCCAAACCCACGCAGGACGTGGGCTGCGCGCTGGCAAGGCGCTGGCAAATGCGTTTGAAGGCTGCCAATCGTATTTTTTGACCATTTGGTAAGAATCTGTACTGGTCAGTCACATTTTGCACCGCAGCTTCGCCCTCCAGCCTCGCTAGTCGCCCAATAGAACAGGTCGTATGCGTCTCGGTATTCGAGGACGCGCTTCTCGGGAAGCTCGTACCAGTCTGCGCCCTCTATGAGGCGCAGCCGCGCAGCCTCACGCTTGGTCTTGGCAATGATGGAGTAGCACTCGACTTGGTCGATGCTGGCGCAATACCAGTAGGTTAGTTTTCGCATTTTGATTCTCCTAGTTAGACATGAAACGAAACAGCGGCCAGACCCGATGTCTGTGCCGCTGCGAAACAGGTGAGACAGGTTGTCTCACTTAAACGAGACAGAAGCGCGCAGCGCGGACAACACCGCATCAAACTGCTTCTTGGTCAGGCCAGCCCCAACGATGGTGTCGCGCAGAGACGCCACGAGCTTTTTGTCCACGGCAACCTTGCTGGACTGCGCGGGTGCTGTGCCTGCGATAGCACCGATGATGCGGTTTGCCTTGCGCTTGGCTGCGCACTTGCTGTCTGCCCATTGGCCATCGGCGAACGTCTCGCCGTACTTAGTCGCCACGATGGGCGCAACGATACCCTTGATGGTGTCGCGGTCTGCGCCCTTGAGCAGGCGTTGCAGCTCGATGAGCTGTGCCTCGAACGTGTCGCCTGCTGCGAGTGCTGCGAGTACGGCGGTTGTGATTGCGTTGACGTTGAATGATTTCATTTGGATTCTCCTAGGTGAGACAGGTTGTCTCAGTTGATGTCCCGCAGTGAGAGGCTTCCCACCGCATCGACAACTGAATTTTACTTGAAGGGGGTAATTCGGCCTTGTTTTGTGGTATAAGGCGACCCCACCGCACCCCCATCCCCCCTTTTTGACGTGGCCAAGCTATGCCGCCTAAAACACTGTTTTGCATCCGCAAATCAAAATTACAAAATCCCCAAACCAACTTGTAGCCTATAAGCTACAGAACACCCCCCAACTTGTAGCCTATAAGCTACAGAACACCCCCCACCTCGAAATCAAAACGCCTGACGTAAAAATTTCCAGCAAAAATACAAATACCCCTTGTCAAACGCTAGACACCCCCAAACAAAAAAACCCCCGGGTATGACGCCGGGGGTTAGAACTAGGACTGCATCCTAGAAAGGAGAAGCAAATGCGCAACTGCTTGCACAATCACCGAAACCGAGTATATACTGCGCCCAACGAGGCTGCAAGGGCTTACGCATGTTCGACCATCTTATTGAATTTGAGCCGGAGGTTTTTTACAACATCCCGGCAGACATACTGGATACCGACGAGGTAACGCCAGCCGCTGCGCTTGACGCAAAAATCAGAACCAAGGACTGGCTGGCAGAACTTGGCGCGGTTGACTCCGACGCCATAGCCACAGATCTGGACACCCAAGCAGCCCGCACCACGTTCGCCAACCTAGTCACATCCTCCCCCGACGCCGCATCCCACACGGCCATCGCCCAAATCAAAACCCCAGAAGCTGTCCGGCACATTGTGGGTATGCTTACTGCTTACGACTGGGAGTTCGTACAGCAGGCCAAGGAGCTTCGCGGCTACGCGGTGGCCAAACTGGTCGAGGAAACAACCAACCCCAGCGCCAACATCCGCCTCAAAGCACTGGGGCTACTGGGCAAAGTAACCGAGGTTGGCCTGTTCACCGACAAAATCGAGATCAAGAAAGACGAGTTGACGGACACCGAGCTAGACCAGCGGATAAAGGACAAGCTCTCCAAGTTCATGGGCGTGGTTGACATATTAGAAGTCACAGACGCAGACCCCATCGAAGCCCCAACCCCCGCCCCCGCCCCCGCCCCCGAGCCAGATGAAGCCTGAACAGTTCTCCATGCTCAGTAAGGCCGAGTTGGCCGCGCTCCTCAAGGCGCTGCCCACCATGTCGGTCAAAGACAAGATGGAGTTGTTCGACGACTTGGAGATCCGGGAGCGGCGCGCTTCCTTAATAGCGGCCCAAGGTAATATGCTGGGCTTTGCCACGGCGGTCTACCCGGGGTTCAAGATTGGCCCCCACCACAGGAAGCTGGCCAAGATCTTCACCGACGTGATCGAGGGGCGCAAGAAGCGGGTCATTATTAATATAGCGCCGCGTATGGGCAAGTCCGAGTTCTCGTCCTACCTGTTCCCGGCGTACTTCCTTGGCAAGTTCCCAATGAAGAAGATCATCATGGGAACGCATACTGCGAGTCTGTCCGAGGACTTTGGGCGCAGGATACGTAACCTGTTAGACACGGAGGACTACCATGAGATTTTCCCTGACACAAACGTGGCAACTGACCAAAAGGCTGCTGGCAAGTGGTCTACAGGCGCTGGTGGCCAGTACTATGCTGCTGGCGTGGGCGGCGCTCTTGCTGGTCGCGGTGCTGACCTATTTGTTATTGACGACCCCCATTCCGAGCAGGACGTAAAGGCCAACAGCCGTCTAGCATTTGACACGGCGTGGTCGTGGTTCCAAACTGGCCCATTGCAGCGTTTGATGCCGGGCGGAGCGATCATCATCGTTATGACGCGCTGGGGCAAGCTTGACCTGACCGGGCGGCTGATCGACTACCAGACCAAGAACCCCGAGGCCATCCCGTGGGAGATTGTAGAACTACCAGCCATCTTGCACGAGGACACCGAGGACGAGAAATCCCTCTGGCCAGAGCAGTGGCCACTGGAGCAGCTTAAGGCAACCAAGGCCTCCATCGACCCGCAGTATTGGAACGCCCAGTACATGCAGCAG